TCCTCAGAAGCCGATCTGGTGAAGTTCTTTGGGAAACCGAACAGCGCCACCTTCACGTCATTCTTCAGCGCCGCCAACTTCTTGTCGTACAGCACCTCGTTGAATTTGATCCGAGTCTGTGATCCGACCGCGAACAACGCCAATCCGACAGGTTCTACCATCCAGATCAAGAATGACTTGGATTGGGAAGCCAACTGGTCCACAGGTCAGGGCACGGTCGGCACGACAGCGGCCAAGTACCCCGGTCAAATTGGGACGAGCCTCAAGGTTTCGATGTGCGACAATGCGACCTACATCAACGCTATCTCCGGAACCATTACCGCCGCAACGAACTCAGCAGCTATTCTCGGTGTTGGCACGGCCTTTACCACGCAAACCTCAGTCGGAAGCTATCTGTATACGACAGCGGGCGTGTTGATCGGTCAAATTTTGGTCATTACAGACGATCTGCATGTGACGTTGACTGCCAATGCCGCTGTGGTTGTAGCGGGCGCGGCAGTGAAAGCCTATTGGGAGTTCTTCGGACAGTTCAATTCGGCTCCGGGAACGACTTCTTACGCCACGAGCTTTGGTGGTTCAAACGACGGCGTACATATCGTCGTGCTAGACCATGATGGAGGATTCACGGGTGTTCCGGGCACGATTCTGGAAACGTTCGCCGGAGTCTCAAAGGCCAGTGATGCGCGTACGGATTCTGGCGTCACGAACTATTACGTCAAAGTTCTAGAAACATCGAGCTATGTCTGGTGGATGGATCACCCCACGAATGTCGGAGCGGGTGCGGCATGGGGATCGTCTGCTTCCAATGCGTTCGCGTCGTTGAATGGTCCCGACAGCCACAAGTATTCGGGTGGTCTTGACGGTACCGCAGTGTCGGACGCTATTCTGGAAGCGGGCTATGCGCTGTTTCTGAATACCGAACTGATCGAAGTGGATTTGTTGATCACTGGCCCGTGGAGTCTGAGTGTGGCCCAGTATTGTGTACAGGATATTGCGGCAGTGCGTTTGGATTGTGTGGCCTTTGTGTCGCCTCCGTTGGCCAATGTGTATAATCAGGCCGGTCAAGAAGCTGCAAATGTTGTTGCTTCGAGAAATGGTGGATCGTTCAACGTCGTGTCGAGTTATGGCTTTATGGACAGCGGGTGGAAGTATCAGTATGACCGCTATAATGACGTGTATCGTTGGTTGCCGTTGAATCCGGATATTGCAGGATTGGCAGCACAAACAGATTCCACAAATGACCCGTGGTGGTCGCCCGCAGGATTTAGCCGTGGTCAGATCAAGAATGTGGTCAAGCTCGCATGGAGTCCGAATCAGACTGACCGCGACACACTCTATCGTAACGGTGTGAATCCGGTTGTCAATTTTCCGGGTCAAGGTGTCGTGCTGTACGGCGATAAAACGCTGTTGGCAAATCCGAGCGCATTCGACCGCATTAATGTGCGTCGTTTGTTTATCGTGCTTGAAAAGGCGATTTCGATTGCAGCAAAGAGTCAACTCTTCGCCTTCAATGATGCCTTCACACAGGCACAGTTCCGTAACATGATCGAACCGTTCTTGCGTGACGTGAAGGGTCGTCGCGGTATTACGGACTTCCTTTGCGTATGCGATTCTACAAACAACACAGGTCAGGTGGTGGATGCGAACCAGTTTGTGGCCGACATTTATGTGAAACCGGCAAGAAGCATCTCGTTCATCACACTTTCATTCATTGCTGTTCGCGATTCTGTTTCGTTCACAGAGGCCGTTGGGTCTGGAGCACAGTAAACCGAGATAGTAACTATATGATTCCGAATCAGTTGGTTGAGGTTACAATAACACGCAATATTCAGGTCGAACACTTTTCGAAGTTAGGATATGATGTAACTCGTGTCATGCCAAAGGGTCATAAACAGATGCTTCGTGTCCCGCCATGGCATTTACAAAGGTTTTCAAATATTAAGGTTATAACGGTATGTGATATTTGCGGAATGACAAGGAAGACTGTATACAGATATTCTCATGGACCGTGTAGACCGTGTGCTAGCAAGCGCGCGATGAAAATAGCACAGACTGCTTCCATTAAATATGGAGAAGCTCATCACAATTGGAATCCTGATAAATCAAAATATACGGCATATTCACGAAGAGTTCGTGGATTGACAAAAACAACATATTTCAATTTCAAGGAAGAGATAAATCCGTCTGGGGTTTCGAGAAGTATGAATGGAGTCAAGGGTGGCCATCAACTAGATCACATTATTTCTATTAAACGCGGATTTGAAGAAGGTATTGCGCCGGAAGTTTTGGCTGATAAATCAAATCTTCGTATGATTACATGGGAACAAAATCTAGAACGAAGACGGTTGGATCGTAACATAAATAAAGAACAAGCATCCTCTAAGGAGAAGTAAAACATGACGATGGATATTAGCAGTTTTCGCAACAGTCTTGGCGCGGGTGGTGCTCGTCCGAACCAATTTCTCGTTACGCTTGCCTTTCCGGCTCTGACGGGATTCGCCGCAAGCGAAGCGACATCAATTACCGTGACATCAGCGGCCCTTCCGGCGTCAAATGTAAATCCCTGCGTCGTACAATATAGGGGCAGAGAGGTAAAAATGGCCGGGGAAAGAACGTTCGATCCTTGGACCATTAGTGTGATTAACGATACGTCGATGACACTCCGCACAGTATTCGAGCGTTGGTCGAACCTTCCCAACGATAGAACGAACAACGGTGGGCAAACAACACCAGCAGCGTACATGGCCGATCTCGTGGTTCAGCAATTGGATCGTAACGATTCGATTATTCGTACCTATCAGATGTATGATTGCTTCCCGATTACTGTTTCGGAAGTCGGTCTTTCGTATGGTAGCAATGACACGATTTCTGAATTTACGACCACGTTTGCTTACCAGCGCTTCGAAGTCACGCCGCTTTAATTGAGCAGTTTCCTTTATAGGAATTCATAATGGCAAAAAAGAAATACGTACCTGTCAAAGTTAATAAGTCTACCACTGGAGAAATGGGATATACACTTCCCGTTGACGCACCATCTCCGAGTGATATGTCGTTTGTCCCGCCGCAAGAGGATGGCGCACTCGACACATATCGGATGGGCGGATATTACGGAACTTATCTTGACCTTGACGGGGCATCAAAGTCTGAACAAGAATTAATCAAACGCTACAGAGATATCTCCGTCATGGCAGATGTAGACATGGCCATTGAGGATATCGTCAACGAAAGTATTGCGAACATTGATGAAGACCCTCCGGTAGAACTGAATCTGGATGGTGTGGATAAGAAGATTATTTCTGAAAGCATCAAGGAAAAAATCTTTGACGAATTCAAGAAGTTGCTCAAGATCATGCAGTTTGATATGCGCGCTCATGATTACTTCCGTCGTTGGTATATTGACGGACGTATCAACTTCCACAAGGTTATTGACGTAGATCGGAAGCACGAAGGCATTCAAGACATTCGGTACATCGATCCTCGCAAGATTAAGAAGGTGCGAGAAATCGAAAAGGTTCGCGATCCCAAGACGGGCGTAGACTTTATCAAGGGTGTGAAAGAGTTCTTCATTTTCAATGCAAAGGGCTTGGGAAATGTGTCGGGACATGGCGTTACGTCTCCGAATACACAGGGCTTGAAGATCACGAAGGATTCGATTGCATTCTGTCCGTCAGGATTAGCCGATCAAGACAATAATATGGTGTTGAGTTATTTGCATGTGGCCATCAAGCCCGCCAATCAACTCCGCATGATGGAAAACTCGTTGGTGATTTATCGTTTGGCTCGTGCTCCGGAACGTCGTATTTTCTATGTGGACGTGGGAAATCTGCCGAAGTTGAAGGCCGAGCAGTATTTGAAAGACACGATGAATCGCTTTCGTAACAAGATTACGTACGACGCATGTTTGGCTATGGATACGAAAATTCCGTTGCTGGACGGTCGTATATTGACTCTAGAAGAATGTCAAGCGGAACACGAAGCTGGAAAGGAACTGTGGGTATATTCCTGCGATCCGGTGACTGGTAAAGTGTCGCCCGGCCTAGTGACAAGCGCCGGAATTACCAAGTTCAATCAAGAAATGGTGCGATTGACTCTTGATAACGATAAAACAATCACCTGTACTCTTGATCACAAATTTCCGGTGTGGGAGAAAGGAAAGGTTGAGGCGAAGAATTTAGTAGTGGGAGATTCTATGATTCCGCACTACACCCGAAACAAACCTATTCAAGATTCAAAATCTGAATATCAACAAATTTTTGATCCGGATCAGAAAAAGTGGATTTATACTCATCGTCTTGTTTCACAATGGAAAGACGCTAATGACATTATAAATGAATGGACATATAACGACGAATATCTTTTCGCGGACAAGAATACTGTTCATCACAAAAACTATGATCGATTCAATAATGATCCGAGTAATCTGGTTCGTATGGCTCGGGACGATCATTTCGATTATCACACCCAACATAACAGCGAAGCCGGAAAACTTGGTGGGGTGGCGGCGTGGAAGACGAATGGAGAACGATGGAAGGCCGAAGCGATAGGAATTTTCGCTCCGCGTTCTGATGAAAGTCGTCGAGAAGCATCTCGACGTGCTGGTACGGCATCATTCAATAACAAGAGCGGAATTCATGATCCGTCATTCGATAAGAAGGCGGCGTCTAATCTCGGTACTATAGCTCTTCGCGAAAAAATGAAGGATGAGGTGTTCTATACACAGTTTTGTGCTACAGCAAAGGCGAGTTGGGATGATGAACGTCGGGACGCATCTGCTGAACGTGGTAGATTAATTACGAAAGAACAATGGCAAACCATGAATAAAATGGCGAACATTGCTCGATGGGAAACTAACTACGAAGAAAACAGAGCGAGACTGGTTGAATCACAGTCGATTGAATATCCGTCCAATGTTAATGAACTTGTTGAAACATGCACAATGACTGGTTGTAGTGCATCAAAGGTCGTTGAATATGTTAACACAAACATCAACGCCGATGAATGGGCGAATCTGAATTCTCATAAATATATTCGGAACCGTAAATCATTAATGCCGTTTTGTTATCACGATTTACAAAAAGTAGTAAAACGAAACGGGTTTGTGAATTGGTCGGTCTATCGTGAAACGCTGTTATTCAAGAATCATAAAATTGTCAAGATCGAATTTCTTGACGAACGTATGGATGTGGGAACGTTAGGCATCGACAAGAATGAAATCTATCACGCCAACCACACCTTTGCTCTTGATGCCGGAATTTATACATGTAATAGCACCGGAGCCTTGACGGACGACAAACGCTACATGTCGATGCTCGAAGATTTCTGGTTGGCGCGTCGAGAAGGTGGAAAGGGAACGGAAATCGATACCCTACCGGGCGGAGAAAATCTCGGACAGATCGACGACGTGTTGTTCTTCCAGAAGAAGTTGTATCAGGCGCTTCGTGTTCCGATGTCGCGTCTGGAACAACAGGGTGGCTTGAATTTCGGTCGGGCTGCTGAAATCACCCGAGATGAGTTGAAGTTCGTCAAGTTCATCGACAAGTTGCAGAAGCGTTTCAGTTTGTTGTTCCAAGACTTACTCCGTACGCAGTTGCTCTTGAAGGGCATCATGACGGAAGAAGAGTGGGACAAGATTCATCAGGACATTCGATATACGTTCGCGCAGGATGCGTACTATGCCGAAGCGAAGAAACAGGAAATTCTCAAGTCACGTTATGAGTTGTTGGCAATTGCGGTTGAATATCAGGGCGTCTATTTCAGTAAGAAGTTCGTACAGAAAGAAATTCTGAGAATGACGGACGAAGATATTGCGCGCGAAGAAAAGGAAATGGCGAAGGAGCCGGTAAATCCGTTGGGGGCTGGTGGAATGATGCCCGGTGGCGGAAATCCTGAATCTGATCCTGAATATCTCGACGCGAAGGATGAGAAGGATAAAGATCATGAGTTGAAGACGCAGAAGATTGATCACACACAGGAAATCAAGGCGATCAAAGCGAAACCTAAACCATCACCGAAGAAGAAATAATCCATGAAACAGAACAAAGAAGAAGTTGAACTTTCAGAACTTGACGCCAAAACCTATAAGTCCTACTCCAAGCTATCGTCCAAGGAAGCCGACAAGAGCATCAATCGTTTTGTCAAGGGCGGAAATGAAAAAGAACTCACTCATGCCGAAAAGCGCAGTAAGGGTATCAATACGGCACAAACACTTATGGCGAGAAAGAACATGAAAATCGAATCAGTCGAACCGCTTGAGGAACTAAAAACAAATACACATCTGAGTGCCGCTGTAAAGCGAACGAAACAGGCGTTGGATCAAAAAAATTCTCCAGAAGCTTCCAGAGGAGAAAAAGATAAGAAGGGAAGAAGCGCCATGGATTATTTCAAAAAAGCTGATAAGCATGTTGACGCCTATGTAAAGAAAACACACAAAGAGGAAGTAACAATGGAATACAATGAAGAAACTGGTCACATCGCCCTCGTCAATGCTATTTTTGACGGCAACCGCGACGAAGCCAACGAGATTTTTGATACAGTCCTCTCGGGGCGCATCAATCCTGTCGTTTCCGCAAAGAAGGAAGAACTGGCCAAGACCATGTTCGCCCCCCAAGAAGATGTGACCGAAGCATATGAACCCCTTCCATTGACCGAAGAAGCCGAACACGGACATCATCACCGCGTCCATGCAAGTTTGACGGATCGCAAAAACGACTTGTCCAACGAAGCGCACAACGGTTTCATGTCCGGAAATCTGACCAAGGAACACAAGAAGGAAGTTCTAAAGCACGTCAAGGCCGCAGAAGGAAAGCTGGATTCTGCCAAGGCCAAACTTGGGTCTGCTGAGTCTGCGGATCATCTCAATGCCGCTGCTGTCCATATTACAGACGGCGGATTGCATTTACAGAACGTTCGTACCTACACGTCACTCGGCTTTCGCGGGTACTAAATGAAAAAGTCTCGGAAACTCGCCCCGTCTAAGTACCTTCGCAAGTACGGGAAGGCAAAAATTTCACGCCCAATGATCACGAAGGAAGAGGTCGAAGCGGTGTTGGAATGCGAGATTACGGATGAACGCTATGAAGAATTGCTCGAAGCCAG